TGATTAAGGATGCTGTAGTGTTAGAGGGTTGGTTTATATACCTAAGCTTCTTCTTCGTCTGTACCGTCTTCGTCCTCGGAGTCTTCTTCTTCTTCGTCGTCATACTCTTCGTCATCAGACTCCTTTAGGCTAATATCATAAACTTCATCAAGTGGTGCGGATAGCCTGTTATCCGACAGTTCACTTACTTTAAAGCATGCGCTTACTTTGATTAAATCACCTGGTGAAATCCCGTCGAAGTCCTCAAGTAGGTCAGGGTTATTCTTTAAGTCGATATTAAGTATACTCTCCATGTTATTGATTTTAATTAGTAACAAACAAAAAATCAAGCGCCAATATCTATTATTTCCGTGCCTGCTGACTGGGATACTCCAGCAGTTGTTGCATCATGATACAATAGCACATAGCTCATAGCATCGAATGCGTGGACATAATCACTTCTTTTTGGTTTGTATGCTAGGTTTGGGTCATAGGTTTTCCCTTGCGGGGTCGATATTAGATTCTTAAACGCTTTTTTCATTTCAGTACATTGTGCAGACAGAAGCAGGGCATCCTGTTGTAACCTAGCTATTGTCATTCGAACTCTATTCTCTACACTGCCTGCAAATTTTGGACAGGCACGCATCCTGATTGGCTCCATATTAAATGTGTCTGCTTTATCACGCGAAATTTGCTCAATATCCCTAACATCATAACTTCCCGTCTTTGCTCGATATTGATTGAATGCAGAGTTGTCGGATATGTGAATGTACTTAAATTCATGACCCATTTTGCGATTCCAATATGCCATCTTTCTCATAACCAATGGAATCAGCGTAGTGTATGGCAATTTCTTCCTTATTGTTACCATCTCATCAAATATTATCCACGGGGAGTTTGGTGCATTGACCAAGTTCTGCATAAAGATTACAGCATTATTTACAGCACCCGGGTCCCATCCGCATATTATTGGATATTTCGTGGATGGTATTAGTCCTTTCTTGCTATCTCCCTTTAGATGCAAAGTATCACTGAAGTATGGGGCGAATATTGCATTTCCTGCAGGGCGGTCAATCCATTCACCTCTGACCATTCGAGCTTCCTCGATTGGGTCGGTCTTAACCGCTTCCATAATTCGGTCATAGTAACCATCCGGAAGATTTTTAAGATTCTCCTCAATCTTTACGTGATAAACCGAATAATCTTCATTCCAGTTTCCATCTTCATCGTATGGTTCCACGAAAAATCTTTTGTACACCCAATGCTCCGGACCATCGGGGTTGCACGCTGCTAGATATTGCTGTGGGCCATGGATACCTTGCCGTCTGCCAATCTGCTGAACTACTGCATTGAAATAATCCTGCGTATCTAAGTTGGTCAGCTCATCCACAAATACTAAGCTAGGCTCAAACCCCTTAATTCTATCTTTTATAAAGGCACCATAAGGAACTGAAATAAGGACAACCCTAGAATACCCACCAAACCTATTTTTGATGTCCATATATAAGTTCTTCTGAGTGTCCTGTCGTTCATCTGTATGCTCTAAGTCAATCCCTTCGACCCACTCGGGTAGAATCTCCACCTGTAGCTTGTGCCACACACCACCCATGGTAGCCTGTGACCTTACGCCAACTATAATTAGGGCAAGTGCATTAAAGTTCTCGTAGCAATGCCTGACTAACTTATGACCTCCTAGGGAAAATGTTTTCCCAGAGCCACGCTCTCCATATGCGAGTATATACTTGGAGCTATCGTCGAATATCTTTCTCTGAGTAAGTGAAAGGCTTGGAATCCACGGTTCTGCATTCTTTACCTCCTCATCGGAAGTATCGTCCGAGAATTGCTCAATTATTGCTTTGTCATTCAGCTTCTTCAAGATTCTTCAATTCCTTAAGAGGCATAAAGCCTGGTTTTTTCTTTTTCTTCTTCTCGCTCTTTTCAGTCAATTTAAGCATGGTCTCTAGTCCTTTAAGCATTCGGTCGAAAAATTTACCTTGTTGCTCGCAAGCAGATAACATGAGCCGAGTTTTAAGAATCCTTTCTTCAGCATCCATACCTCCTAGCTCCAAGTCTTCTTTAAGCTTCTCGGTAACTTCGAACAAAGTCATATTCTGACGGATATTTACTTTTTGAGTAACTCGTAGTGCTTCTGCCATAAGTAGTCCCACGGAATCGTCGAACTCTTTAAAAATCTGCAACTTCTCTACATTGTCAGGATTGCTCAGTAGAGATTCTAAATCTTTATTAAAGACAGCCCTTGAGTTTTCATTAACAGCATCCAGTAAATCTTTATCTTGGGGAACTATAGGCTCAATAGGCTTGCGAACCATCAGTTCCTTTTCGTTGGGCAGTGGGTCTTCAACGCCGTTCTTAACCCAAATTGCTCTCAATTGAGGCTCCTTGTATACGCGCTCCCTGATGCTTTTTGGCGTGCAACCGAAATGTTCTGCCACTTTTGCGTAGTCTCCATCGAACTCCTTCAAAGCTCTCGCCAGCGACTCGAATTTAATTTTGTGTGTTCGAGGCACTGAGGATAGCAATTAGTGGTTTAAATGTAGTATCCCAGTACGGACTTACTTTTAAATAAGTATATGAGGGACTCGTGCGATTATATGCCATCGCTTTATTTCGGTCGTAGCAGTTAAAAGGGTCAAAGCTACAACCTCCGCAAAATCTTTCAGCATCCCCTATGGGTATAGCGTCCCATTTTGTTTGCCGACTGATGTGCCTGACTTTATCCAAAGACAGACCTGCTTTAATTGCTATTTCCTCGTCACTTACCGCCCTGACATGTTTCGTCGCTATCGCTCTTTTTGCCAGGAGTCTTACCAGTACTGGAGGGAATCTTTCTAGGATTCTCCAAGGGTTTCTTTTGCCATCGTTTAATTTCATCTCTGATTGCTTGCATGTCGTTCCACTTAGGCTTCGCATGCCCAAGTGCTATTCGTTTCTTATCACCTGCTCGGTGTCCAACAATCAACCAGTTATCAAAGTACTCCTCCAGTACAGGCCTCAATCGCTCATATAAGTCATGTGCTTCCACTTCATCTCTTGTTGCCATTTACTAAAACTAAAAACCAAATTACTTAAAATCAAACACGACTTATTAAGAATTTTGCATTCCAAATTTTTACCGTATGTCAGACACCCGTCAGACAAATGCCTCGCGTACGCGCGCGTGTCATACCGTATCTCTAAAGAGATACTATAATATATATGTGTACGTCAGACATGAATGTCCGACCTACACTTGATAGAAAAATATTTTTCAGCCTCGGTTTTTGGGATTCTCGGATTCTTGTAATATTTCTTGAAGGTGTCATAATTTGCGTGACCCATGGAATGCATTGTCCACTCAAGTCCTTTTAGCCAATACCCATAAGTCCCAAAACTATGCCTTGCTCCATCAGCAGGGTATTTGAATCCAAGCTTCTCGGCACATCTCCTGCGATTTAGTCTAAGAGCATTCCAAGAGGACAGTATATGTCCTTTTCCGTCCTTTGGTATCCAAGACCATATATTCTCAGGCAAACCTTCGATAAGACGCTTTGGTGTCTTGGAGGCAGGGACATCTATCCATTTGCCATGGGTGATATGTTCATACTTCAATTTCTCCATCTCACCTTGTGGTCTAAGACCAGCAAATAGCATTATTGCCATGGGTGTTCTGTATTTTGGATTTAATTCTGCAAGTAAGGCCTTTGCCTGCTCAACCGTAAGAACCCCTATTTCTCTATCCTTCGGCTTCACTCGGATAGTCTTGATTTTCCATTCTTTCTTTTTGCAGTAGCCCACAGAACCACACCAATTAAGAAATATAACAAACGCATTTTTGTAAGTGAATTTACTGCTTTGCGTAGTCCATGATGCTTGCTGAGAAACCTTCCTTGTTAAAAAAGATTCATCTAAGTCATCTATCTTCTCATCACCAAGCTCCCACTTTAATAACCAGGACAATCTATTCTCTAACTGCTGAAGCTTACCATCCGGATACCTCTCAGCATAATCCTTTAGGTAAAGTTCAATGCCTTGCTTGACCAATGTGTCAGCTCCATTTGGTTCTTCGCTTAAAGAAAGTATCCATTCATTGACATCAAAGCGCTTTGCTATCTTGAAATCCTCAAAGAATTTCCGTCTGCGTTTTCCTTTGTAATTTATCTCTACGCACCAACAGGCAGGGCGGTTGTTTTTCTTTCTGTTTTTATCTAAGTAAATTCTCATGGTGACAAATTTGGTGACAAATGAACCCCTATTTTGGTGTCACCACGGGGAAAAATGTAGAAAAATTATCAACAGGGAGTCAAGCTCCTATCCTTGTTAATTAGTGGGATTCCTGCTATTTTACTAGGATTTCTCAGAACAATGACTCACTCTTTACGAATGATTAAGTAACCCCTTTATTTATAAGGGATACAGAGTTTTGGTGACAACTTGGTGACAAGCTAGTTCCTTTTATTTTCCTTCACCATTGCATGGTTAACCCAATCCTGCACTTTCTCATCCCAGTGCAGTCCGTGGAACTCTTTGAGGTGAACATATGCTCGCTCTCTTTTGTGGGCATTCCATGCAAGTGAATCTACCCGCATTTGATTATACTCTTCATTGCCTGTCAGGAGTAACTGCTCAATACTTGCTTCGTGGTTGACTAGCCATTGTGCAATCAAGAATACAGTTCCAACTGCCATTATTGCTAATGCTGTAGCTGTGAATGCTAGTACTTTTATAGTTCTGGTCATCCCGACAACCTTCTGAGCAAGGTCATGAGTATCCGAGAGCTTCTCTCCATTAAAAATTACACTCTCTATGGGATGCTCGAAATTAACATCGTGAGATTCGCATTTGGTTAATACTTGAATTTTACAATCATTCACGGGATATAAGGAACTTTCTACAGCTTAGTATTTTGTTTGTTTATTTGTTTAAGGCTGAAACGGGCAACTTCCAGTCGGTGAGTTAGGCAAGGTTCTTTCATCTTAGAAATTTCTACCCAATCTTGAATGCAATGGGTTACCATCTGATTGGTGGTAAGTTCGAGCTTGTCCCGAACCTCAACCATTTCATCAAACACTTCTTTAGGGATGCGGGCGCTTACGGATACATATTCTTTTTTCATGGCAAGTTTTCGAATTAGTTGGGAGTTTTAAACTACCTGCAATTTTTAATAATTGGTTAGTATTTAGTCAAGTATTTATTTTCTACGTTTTTCCCGCGTTTTATATATTTCTGCATAAGTTAATAAAGTTTGCTTTTATTTGCATTTGTTTTTGCTAACCTAAAATGCAGATGGGCAAAAATTTAAAAGTAAAGGCAATGTTGCTGAGGAAGGGAGAGGTCGTAAAGCTCCTAGGATACTCCTCAAGTAGCGGGTATCGGTATGTCGATTACCTAGTTGAAAACGACATTTTACGGCAGAAGTTTCTGCCCGGAATTTCTAAACCAAGGTTTCTTCGCGAAGATGTGGAGGAATTACTTTCAGACACTAAACATGAAGGCGTTCCTGCCTTCGAGCCTCTGGAGGGGCAATTATAATGGAACTAAAAACAACAAATATTAAAGGGAAAGAATATGTACAAGTTAATGAAAGGGTTCGAGCTTTTCGGACTCATCCTGATTTCGCAAATATGTCGATTGAAACGAGTATCGTCGACATATCTGAAAATCGTGTCGTCATGGTGGCTAAGGTTCTTGATTCGGAAGGTCTTATTCGCTCAACAGGTCATGCCGAAGAAACTCAGACGAATCACGGAGTTAATTCAACTTCCTTTATTGAGAATTGTGAAACGTCGGCTGTCGGCAGATGTCTCGGATTCCTCGGCATTGGAGTTGATTCGTCAATTGCAACAAGCGAAGAAGTCTCGCAAGCAATCGCACGACAGGACTCTAAAGGCGATTCGGGACCACTAAGAGACCTTTACAAAAAAGCATCCTCCGAGGTTGAGGCAGGCAATGTAGAAAAAGTAAAAGCCAATGTAGTGAATAAGGGGAGCGAAAACCTTCTTAATTGGAAAGAAGTCACCTGCCCTGTCGGTAAGCACAAGGGCAAACTAATGGGGGAGATTTTTAAGAATGACCCCGACTATTTGGCATGGATGGCAAAGAACATGGAGGCAAAGACTCCTGAGTTCAAGATGGCACTAGACGAGGCGGCGAAAGCACTTAACGGAAACGGCAAGCAAGGATTCAAAAAAGCGGGTTGATGGACGAGCGTGATGGGAAAATGTCGGCTTCCAAAGTCGAAGCAGTTGTACTCTGTCCTGCCTACCTTAAAGCGAATCAAAAGTTTGAATGGTTGGGCGACAGGTCGGCTGCCGATGAAGGAACTGCACGACATCTTAATGAAGAAGAGCAAACTCCTATTGATGAAATTGGTGACGAGGACAGAAGGAGGTGTGCTATTCAATCTCGCAAGGCTTTGCAATGGTGTCGGGAAACACTTGAGATTGATGGAAAAATCGAAAGAGAGGCGCGGTTGTGGTGGGATGAGGATTGGTCAGGGCAATTAGACTACATGGAACTAGAAGGTAATCGTGCATTTATCGCCGATTACAAAATGCTTCGTGGAGACCATGAACCCGCCGATAAGAATGTTCAGTTGCAAGCCCAAGGAGCATTGGTGGTAAAGAACTACCCTGAGATAGAGGAAGTATTCTTGGCACTTATTGAGCCATTCAATGACCCGACATATACCACAGTCTGCTATTCCAATGACTTTCTTTTAGCCAAGGGAACTCTTTTTACTAACGCATCTAGATATGCACTAGAACCAAACCCTCCGGCAGTTGCAGGAAAAAAGCAATGCAAGTGGTGCTCTGCGCAACCTTTCTGCCCTGCCCTAAGGGAACTACTAACGATGGGATTAATGAAATATGAATTGGCTTGAAGAACCAAAAGACCTCGCGGAGGCAATGGAGATGGTTCCTTTAATGGAAGCATTTGTGAAGGCAGTCAAATCTGCCGTTAAAGATAAGCTTAAGAATGATGTAGAGATTCCTGGTTTCAAGCTACGAAATAGTGGGAACATGACTTCCTACGAAGCCAAGAAAGTAGCGGAACAACTGATGGATTCTAATCTTATTAAGTGGGAGGACTTGTTGAAATCAATGAAGTTTTCGATTGAAGGACTTGTGCCCGTTTGGGCAGAGAAGACAGAGCAGACAATTGCAGAGGCTCGCAAGGATTTAAAATCAAGGTTGAGCGAGGTTGCCATAAGCAAGCCAAAGGCATCCTCAGTAACTAGAATTAAGTGAATGCAACGAGGCGAGAAGATAACCCTGAGGGTAAAGAAGAAAACCCCTTCCTTGAACACCATGCTGAGATTAAATCGATGGGAATTGTTGGCGGAGAAATCGGACATGAATCGGGCGGTAATGCTCGCCATAGAGTCCGCGTTGTTAGCCGTAGGGTTAGGCTCTGTGACCCAGATAACCTCGTTGGGGGGGTCAAGCATCTCCTCGATGCGCTCAGGATTGCGGAAGTTATTCCTGAAGACAACCCTGAAGCAATCAGGCTCGAAGTCTCCCAAGAGAAAGTCCGTTCGTACTCGAAAGAAGAAACGTGGGTGGAGGTAACAGTATTATGAATGATTTATACAAAGATACGGGATTTATATTATTATGTTTATTGGTCGTGATGCTTTTTGCATGGGCACTTGGAGGATGTGCAAGCTCAATGAAATGCGGAAGTTGCCCGTCCGAAGGGCATGGTGCGTGCCCCTTTAACCCTACTAACTGCTGTAACGGGCATAAGCATGATTGAGAAGGACGCTAGATTATCAATCCGCTTAACTGCGGAAGCAAAGCACAATTTGGATACCTATTGCCGATTCACGGGGCAAAAGCCTGCTGAAGTAGTTCGGGCAGGAATAGCCCAAATTATGGCACCATATTTCGGTCAGATTATGTCTGCCCCAAGAGAACCAATTGTGCAGGAAATTGTACAACCAACTACCAATCGTTTGGAAGAGAATAAAGAGCAGGCAGAGTTTATTCGCGGATTTATGGCAGAGGTAAACAACAAGGTTTTTCCGCCAAGGATTGGGAAGGCAATCAAAGAAAATTGGGATGATATTTTAGATTTTGGAGTTAGCGGTAAGGAGCTAGCAAATATGTACAACCAGTACTGCAAAGTTGAGCAGTCTGCAGGCAGGGAGTTCTGCCACCCCAACTCATGGATAACGAACCATGGTTGGTTAAACGAAAACTATGACGAGGGAACTGGAGGTCCCATTTATGATACGGATAGATAACAACAGAGCACTAGAAATATTTGGAGCAGAAGTGGAAGAAGATACAGACGCAGAAAGAGGATTCCTTTCGGTCACAAAGTGGCCTGAGGATATAGAAGCATTCAGTTTAGAGATTTGGAATTATGCCTTAGAGCAGGGAATCAATGAGGAGCACTTTACTAATAAGTCGCACAGGGAGTGGTTCATCGCATGCAAGCAAGCAGATACTGAAGACGAATTTGGCATGTTTGGGGCATATAAGCGGATTGCTGGAGGAAGACAGGCGTGGGACATAGAAAATCCTGATTGGAGTAGCAGGGTGCTTGATGCCTGCGAAACAAGTCTAAGGGGTAAAGATTTTGTCGACCGATTAGTAAGGGCAAAAAAATTTCGGGAACTAAACAAACTGACTAGGCATATTCAAGAAGAACTGATGGATGCAAATGGTGCTACCGACCCGAAGCAAATCTGCATCATGATTGATAATAAAATCAATCAGCTGATGGACTTGAAGGAGCGCACCATGCGTTCGGCACAGGAACTCACCGAATACACCGCCCTGCGAATTGAGGAAGAAAGAAAGCAAGGAGGGGCATCCATTGTAACACATTTGCCTTGGCTAAATGGAGTGTTGGATGGTGGGTTTCGTGCCGGACAATTGGTAATTGTGGCAGCCCGTCCATCGGTGGGGAAAACAACCCTAGCAATGAACTTTGCATATCATGCAGGGAAAAAGGGTAAAACAACCGCCATCTTTTCACTTGAGATGTCTGCTGACCAATTATGGAAAAAAATCGCAGCCATAGATTCAGGAGTAGACTTATCTAAGTTTGCATCAGGATTTGACACTGAGGCAGACAGGGAGCTTCTAAAGAGTGGACTAAGCAATATAGCTAAGTTGCCAATCTATGTGGATGATGACTCCTCCCAAAGCATCGCAAGAGTCAGGTCAGCATGTAAGCTAATAAAGCGTCGAGGTTCCCTTGATGCAGTAGTAGTTGATTATGTTGGATTGCTAACTCCTGATGACAAAGGGATGCCAAGAGAGCAACAGGTAGCTCACATATCTCGTACATGTAAGATAATCGCCAAAGAATTAGAATGCGTAGTCTTTCTTGTCTGTCAGTTGAATCGTGAATCTGAGAAGTCCAAGACAGAACCAGGAATGCACAACCTTCGTGAATCGGGTGCGATTGAGCAGGATGCAGATTCTGTAATTCTACTTCATAGAGAAATACTAGGGGATGACCCTGAGAAATGTGCAGTCATTGTAGCGAAGAATAGATTCGGACGCTCAGGACACTCTAGGGACAAGATAAAATTTGACCGTAAAACTCAGCGATTTGTTGAGCAGGTTCAACCAAGACTCAATGGGGGTGATGCAAAACCTGCAACACAATCCGACTTCATTGAGAAAACTCAAAACAGGATATAACGATATGCTAGGAACAGCCGAAGTAACCATGCTCGGACGAGTAGTCGCTGACCCAGAGGTAACCAATACCTCAGGTGGACAAGTGATGAAACTCCGAGTTGCAGTAAATGAACGCCGGAAGAACGGGGAGCACGCGTCCTTCTATAATGTGGATGTTTGGAATGAGAAAAACCAAGCAGCACTATCTAAGGTAAAAAAGGGGGAACCCTTGCTTATCTTCGCATCCATGAGTACTGAGCAGTACGAAGGAAAGAGCGGAGACAAAATTACCGCCACTCGCTTAAGGATGGAGAAATTCCGTTTTGTGGGTGGTTCTAAGGATTCATCCGAGGAAGAACCTTACTGATGCCAAGGACCCCTGAAAAGTCGAATTTCGACCTCGACCTCGAATTTGGTGGCGAACTTGAAAAACAGTTATGTCGCATCTTCGAGGGAGAGGGGTCCGTGGAAGTCAAGGCGGATAGGATGTGGAGCAAGAAGGGCAATTTAGTATTTGAATATATGCGAGTTGACTCTAGCTCTCCCGATGGGTTCATAAGGACAGGATTACTAATCACTAAGGCTACTTGGTGGTGTAATGTTCTGACTAAAGAATGTGTGATAAGTGACCCTGATGAGCCAGTAAGAACAAAGTGGCGAACACAGGGCATGAGGATTTGGCCTGTTGAACAACTCAGGTTTATGCTGATGCATTTGCTTGCTCAAGGCAGGGCATGGGTTGTTGGTGGAGGAGATGGCGGTAGGACGCGAATGATATGCGTACCACTCGATTGCTTGTGTGAAACAAAACTATTCGACTACGAGGTCGACAGGAACATCGCAAGGAGGAGAAGGCAATTCATGGAAGAGGACTACTCGGCAAAGGATGAGCTAGAAGTGCATAACATTTTAAAGTATGAGTTCTGTGCATAAGCGAATAGTAGGATTGGCGGGCCCCAAGGGTGTGGGGAAATCAACTTTAGCAAACCAATTGGTCTTTGAATACTACCAAGAGGGATTAGATTCAATGGTGCGGGTAATGAGTTTCGCAACTCCGCTTAAAGAGATGCTCGGATGCATCGTTCACGAAGACTATATCAAGCATGATAAGGAAAGAATAATTCCTCACCTGGGCGTATCCGCAAGACACTGCTTACAGACCTTGGGTACAGAGTGGGGAAGAAATACTATATCCAATGATATATGGGTAAATCTAGCTAGGCATAGGATAGAAGAATCCGACCACAAGATTTTCATCATTGATGATGTAAGGTTCGATAACGAAGCAAAAATGATTTTAGACCTAGGCGGTGAGGTGTGGAACCTTTCTCGGGATGGTGTTGGTGGTCAGGATGGTCACATATCAGAAGCAGGGATAAGCAAAGAACTAATTACCAAGGAGGTAAACTTGAATGAAAAGGCGGCAACCATTGAAGAGGAAGACTCCCTTGCGAAGGGTAAGTCAAAAAAGAGCAAAGGAGACAAAGGAATACATGAAGCTAAGAAAGGAGTTTCTTGAGAAGCTCCCAATCTGTGAAGTGTGCACCAAGAAGAAAGCAACCGATGTTCACCATAAGGACAAGAGAGGAAAGAACTATTTAGAGGTAGATACCTGGTTAAGTGTGTGTCGCAAATGCCACACAGAAATTCACGAAAACCCATCATGGGCTAGAGCAAATAATTATTTAATATGACAGAAGAAACAAAACCCACCAAAAACGATAACGCACTTGCGGATGAAATTCTCCGCACAGTCCTTCAGCACGGGGACAAGGATGAGAAAGTAAAGCTTAGTGATGCACTTGGTGCTCTTTGCTTTGCTGGTCTTGAGATTTATTTTGCTTCTCGATTCGCCTCTCAAAGTCCCGAGCAGCCCGAAGGTGACGACAAGAGCGAAAAGGACGCTGACCAAGCTTCAGCTTAGGACCAAGATTAAAGTGCCAATATTCGCAGCTACACTCCCCGAAACCATCATATTCGTCGAGGTCAGCTAAATGAATATTGTCAGAGTTGCTTAGACTCGTCACTAAATAGCGGCGAGCTTCTAAGTGCTCTATGTTCACTTATTTCGCTTCAGAGAGAACTGCTTTGAGCTTAAGTAGCTTATCGAGCAATATTTGCTTTTCGCTTACTAGCTTCTTTTCGCGGTTCAGGAGATACTCATAGTCTGCCTTGAGTATATTCTGTTCTGCTTGCAGTTCCTTTTTGATGCGATTGTTATTACTTATATTTTCCATCCGAAATTATCTCCAAATTCTTTTTTACCCCAGCAGTTGTTTTCTTTAACCAAAGCAAGGTACGGGGCATAGCATCCACACCCCATTGATAAGTTTTCCTGCGGGCGACATCGTTTGCTCATCACATCATATATCGGGCACGCCATACATGCTTTCATCCTCGCCCTCCAAATCGGACGAGTTACCTGTCCATTAAAGAGCAAGCGTAAGCTTGCTCGAATTATTTTTATCCATTCAGGTAGGCGAACATTGCCACCATACAATATCTTTATCCACTGAGAGAATCTTTTCCGTGAAATCATGCTGTACGATTGACTACACCGGAAAGGAAGTTTCCTTGCATAGCTAACATATTCTTTAGCTCCTCGAGCTCTTCTTCCGCATCTTCCTCGGTTTTTGCTGGCGCCATAGGCACATAAGCTGCCACAGGTGCTCCACCAACCTGCTGAGTGGGTACCGCCATACTTGTTGGGCCACCCCCTGCGGCTGCTCCTACATTAACAGGGATTGCAACGGGTTGTGCCTTAGTTGTGGGGACATAAGGATTATACTGTGGATTCTGTGCTGCTTGAGCAGGTGTTTGATTCGTTCCTGGTGCAGGACCACCATTACCACCTGTTATCATATTATATACATCCATTGCTTTGCCTGCCCCTACCCCTACCTTAGTAATTGGGTCAAGTACTGGGTCTACCTTAGTTTTCATGTTGCCTAGAAATCCTTCTACTCCACCAGGCTGTACGGGTACTCCGCCGCCAACTGCTCCGGTAACTCCAACAGGTACTGCACCTGGAACTCCCCCTGCGACTGGCACTCCTCCACCAACTGCTCCAGCTATACCTGCGGGTACTGCTCCTGTCACGGCGGGTCCACCGAGAAATTGTCCAGGGCCACCAAGTAGACCTAACCCTGCCCCGCCTAGTAACGATTTGTCTCCATGCCCTAAAAATCCTTGTGCAGGAGCTATACCGAAGCCACCAAGATTAGGAAGAAACCCACCTAGGATTTTATCAGCACCTGTATATAGTCCACCGAGTCCTCCCATTAGACCCGAACCAAGGGAAGATGCTGCGCCCATGATGTTACCTGCACCAAGTGCTGTGGCTGCACCACCCAATCCACCACCTATCGCCCCGAGGCTTGGCCCAATGATTGGTATTGCAGAGGCTGCTGCCCCTAATCCGCCTAAAATCGTTCCTGCTGTTGGTAATACTGCTACAAATGCCATTACTTTTCTCCTGTTCTTTCTGTTATATGGTGGGTGGGTTCATGCATTATGCCCCCTTCTTCCACTTCTAAAAAATTTTTTGCTATGACTTCTTCCTCCACATCCTGCGGATTCGTCTTATCTGTCCGGTGAACTGTGTACCACACAACCTCCTCCTCGATATACATAAGCCTTTTTGTGCCTGGTTCCGTAACTCCCATCATCGGACCCTCCATTATCTCGAATCCTTTATCCGTGATTACACGACATCTTCCCGACATCAAAAAAAATGGATGTTTCTTCTTATGTATCTTTGTTGTGAAGGTCATTCCAGCGGGCAATCTTACCATTCTTACATATAGCCCGTTGATAAATTGATGCTCTAAGCCTCCATCCACAACCTGCACCCACTCGTCACCCTTCACATGCTCCCCCTGCTCCCAGTGCTTTTCCAGTTGAGACATAGCTTCTCTGACCTCAGGTCTCCCCTGAAGTGAATATCTAGGTTTCTCTGCTAGCTCAGCCACACTATTTACATTCTAAGTCCTTAAAAACCAATAGTCAATGAGTTGTTACTACTTAATTCTAGTATCACACCTTGCAAATCTAAAGCACAACTTTAGTTTTTCAATGGAGCCATCGACCGGAATCGAACCGGTGACCTTTCCATTACGAGTGGAATGCTCTACCAACTGAGCTACGATGGCATTTTTTTGTACAAAATCATATTCCCACCGCAATTTTGTATTTTTGGCAATTTCCAAATCCATGGAAACTAGAGAAAACGGGTATATATAGGCGGGACAGGCAAAACCCGTTCCCCCCCAAGGGGGGGGTGTTACTAAGCACACAAGCAGTAACAAGAATCCCCTAACCCCCTGATTTCGTGGGGTTTATATGGGTACAATGCTTAACATCTTACATATTAAACATCGTCGGCACGAGGAGCCGATGGCAGGGGTGACCACTCTGCCAAGCCAAAGGGTCTGCCAAGACCTAGAAGCGAATCCTGCAAGGGTCAGCAATCAAGTCATAGCCAAAGTGAATAATAGTAGCGTCGGCAAGGCAAGCGGTGAGACCGAAGCCATGACCTCTGAGACTCTTCGGTCAATATACCACTCACATTCACCCATGCGACATGGAAGACCTATGGTCTGTGAATCTATCGGGGCACGACGAACACCCTTGGCAGGGTCAGTATGGACTGCGACTCGGTACGGAATGTGAGGCATCTTAGCCACTCGTTAAGAGTGGAGCATAACTAAGACTCGGGGTCAGCACGAATCGGATTGATACAATAGGGTGAATTTGTCGGAGTGAATGCCGACTATCCCAAAGATTAAAAGTCGAGTATCAAATCTTAAGTACCTTGTACAATCAGCAGGGTAGGATTCAAAACCTTTGAATTTGAGACAATTCGAGTGAGCCTAGGGGGACGGAACTTTCGTGAAGACTAGCTAGGCAAGCCTAAAACGGACGGATAGAAACAAGGTCGTCACAGAATCGGGGAGAGGACGCCTATCAAGGCAGGTATCTCAACTCTTTAACAAGTGAATAATAGTAGCGTACCTAAGAGATTTAACAAGGGGAGCAAATCCACCGAGGAACTAGGGAAAGTGTCTGTTACAAATCGTAACTTAATTAACATCTAAAATAAGGATAATATTATGTCACAAGTAATCGCAAATGCACTACCTACATTCAAACAAGCTGACCGTGAGGAGGCTGAAAGAATCGTACAACTCGCAATGGGCGTCGAAGACGGCAAGCAAGCCACTGAGAACTTAAAGCTCGCAACTACTGAGGTTGCATCAGCTGAGACTTTAGTCGGCAAGCTTAATGCTATTAACAATGGTCAGCCATTCACCATGCCACTTGGCGAGCGTTTACCTACCAATGATGATACAGTCGACGGCGTCGAGTTCGACGGCGAGAATTGGATTGTCGCTGAGGTAAGCTTAACTAATGCAAGTCGCCCATGGCTCGACCTTAAGCGTGAGGCAAATGATGTATACAAAGCACGTCATCTTAATGACGAGGCAATTGATGCCTCATTAGATTTAATAGCTCAGCATCGTGAGGCAGGTACAATGACATTCAGCAAGAATACTATTCGTCCGCTGAAGAATGGTCAGTATGCCATTAACATTGCCGGTCGTATGGGCAAGGCTAGCAAGTCCGCATCGGGTGCTTCATCTGCTGAGCTTATCGCTTACATGAAGCGCGAGATTAAAAACAAGTAACACTGACGAGACCTTAATGGTCGAAACACTTGCAACCCATCAATTCGGGTGGGTTGCCCACAATATGTGTCTGTTACATTAACCCATTAACCAAGGAGGTATACATGAGAAACGGCAGAGTTCGTTCGCAACCTATCGGTGGTAGAGTTGCATTAATCACCAAACAAGCACGAGCATATCGTGCAAACACTCGCAAGCCTAAGCGTAAGCCTAAGGGCAAGCTACATTTCGATAGACCATTAGTCTTCGACATTCGGATTGCATCGGATGCTGAGTGCATCATGGAGTTCGACCTTATGTCCAAGCTAGTGCCTGACCAGTCGGATGAGCATATCTTTTTACTACCACTCGAGAATATCAACTATAGGGCAGACCTTGCTCTAGCAATCATGGAGAGAATATAATATGTGCTACCTAACAGCCAAAAATCGTAGGCGTAAGCTTGCAAAAGTATCTACCCCAACTCTACCGATACGACACCAGGTGTCTGACATACGACCACTCGTGGGTAAATATCCACATTGTCGGGATGCTATGACTAAGTTCGGTACGGAGGCTAGGTTACCCTGTGTGTCTGGTATAGATAACTCTAAGCCTTTCTCTACTCTCTCCCCCTTGGAGTATATGATGCATCACTTGGCAATAACGGATGTCCCAACGGAAGCACCCCGTCAGCCCCGCAGACATAGAATAGGTGGCAAGTTTGCAACTAAATCACAAGCACTCATCTCTGACCTACTCGGATACGAGTCAGCCGAGGCACACATCAATGCAGTCAATGCATCCAAGGAAGCCGCTAAGCTTTACAAATAACTTTCAACTATCACCGGGTTACAGGTAGCACAACCTGTTATAAAGCAATGCGACCCCACAACCCACTTTATTATGAGACACAAACTAAGAGATAATCGTGGCAGGTTTAGAAAAGCACGCTACAACCACAACCACCACTTAATAACATGGAAGCTTCACAAGCTAGAACTTTATGTCGCTGAGGGGTATTGCTCCCCAATACTACCATGACTTTGGTTCGTCTAACTGCATGAAGTAAGTAGTGCTGAGTGACACTCAGCTAGTGCAGAGACACAAATGGGTATCGTCAACCCAATCAAACTTGACGACCAAACGGAGCTGTCTGTCCCGATAGCCCTATTAGATGAGGGTTCGCCCTTTGACTCGAAGTAGGCAACAGGCACCACTCTTTATGAATACTACAAAGTATACATCCGCTCGCAGGAAGCGTCTTGCACGCCCTGCGTTTACCATCAACGCCCACAATGGGAATGTAGTCAGTGGCAACTGGTTACGCAACATGACATACAAATACAAGTTCTCAGGCAATGGTCGCGATTGGCTTGTATCCGATGCCGAACGCTTCTTCAGTCGTGGTCAGAAGTTCAGGCTTAACCGCCTACAAGCATCCGCACGCAGGATGTCCAAAGGTAAAACATCCCCGGCTGCTCATGATGCTTTGCTATCACGCACGCCATTCGCCCCTGAGCAATCACTTGCTTATCAGCTTGCACAAGTTGGTTACGCTTGATTTAAAATCTAATTGTTACTAATTAAAATGAGTATCAAATCATTTAAATCCCCAACCGGCTCAGAGTACACCATTACACCTCGGACAAAGCGTCCGGGGTGGTTGGTGACTCGTGTAGCGACAGGCAAAGAGGAGATTGTCAGCAAGCTAATGGTTGAGAAGACCATGGCTAAGTTAAGAACAGGGGAAGCTATCCCCTTCCGGCAAATCAACTACACCGTGGCAATTGAGCAGGCTGTCTTATTCCTGCTCATCGACCAAATCCACATCAACCCATTCACCAAGGAGTATACATTACGATGATTACTGAAATCAATGAAGGCTCGAAAGAGCAGACTAACGCCTATTACCACAAAGACTTACCTGAGCACATGGTAAATCGTATCAATGGTGACCTGCATACGGTCACAGTACCATCAGATGCACACACACTTGATGCGTGTAGCCCACACAGGATACCGGTCATGCTCGTGGATAGGATGAAACAACTGCAAGAGGCAGGACAAAATGCAGCATTCCAACTCGTCCGATGCCATGAGAAAGGCACTCAGGTATGGTCTGAGTGTCCACCTGTGTCCAATGAGTTAATCAACAATGGCTTCGTCTACGGATGGAAAGCAGGGGTTCGCGGTTGGGAACTCACAACCAAGGGCAAGGAGTATCTCGCTCTGCTTGAGGTTGGGTATCGTCCTGGCTACAAGTGGACGAGTGAACATATGTTCTTTCGTCATGACACCTTCCCCG